ACCGGCGAAGAGAAGGATGTGCAGCTGGGCAGCCCGCGCAGGCTCAATACTATATATAGGGCCAACCTTCGATCCGCCCGTGCTGCCGGCCAATGGGAGCGCGCCCAACGTACCAAGAAGAGCCACCCTTACTTATTGTATGAACTGGGGCCGTCTGAACAACACCGGCCAGAGCATGTGGCCTGGGCCGGAGTGATCCTGCCCGTAGATGATCCGTGGTGGCAGACCCACATGCCCCCCAATGGCTGGGGCTGCAAGTGTCGCGTTCGACAGGTCAGCAAGCGCGAACACGAACGCCTGGTGGGGTCCGGTAAATACCTCACCGAACGCCCCGCAGAGGATCTGATCCCTTGGACCAACAAGCGCACTGGCGAGGTGATGCGAGTAGATCGAGGCCTCGATCCCGCCTGGGCCAACAACCCCGGCCAGGCTCGTGTACGTGTGTTGCGTGAGCAGCTTACGCAAAAAGTCGAGACCACCGACCAACGTTACGCACATGCTGCAGTAAAGAATGTCACGAACAGTCCAGTGCTGGATCATTGGATGGCCAAGCCCGAGGGTGAGTTGCCCGTTGGCATCATCGACCGCAGTATACAAACGGCCTTGCAGAGCAAAAGCCAGGTAGTGCGTCTGTCGGTGGATACCCTAGACAAGCAGAGCCGTAGCCATGCGGAACTGACCGCCGATCACTATCGCCTGCTGCCCGAGCTGATTCATCGTGGTGCGGTGATTAGGCAAGATGAGCAGCGTCTGGCTATGTTCATTCAGCTTGATGATCGCTGGCACAAGGCCGTAATCAAGGCTGACCGCGATGGCGGCAAGCTCTACCGGGTCAGTTATCACAAAGCCAAGCGTAAAGAGGTACGTCGTGAAATGTCTCGCGGGAAAGTGTTGAGGGCGTTACCGAGGAAATAAGAAAAGGGGCTGCGCCTGGTAGCCCCATGAAGGATGCGTGACGGCTGCCACCCCGCCAATTTACCCCCGGATGAATCCGAGGTTTAGAACCTGTTGGGGGCCAGGCACCCCCTCAGCAGTTGCGGGCAGAATTTGCCGCATCCCTTTTGTCCAAATCATAGCTCAATCCCCCAAAATTGACCAGCCACCACAGGCCCTGAGAGCCATTCTGAGGGGCAACCCGCCCCCACGATACCATTCAAAATGACTTAAACGGTTACAGGCGAATTTAAAGGGGTTTTAAAGACGGTCTTGTCATGGCTCTCGGCCTAATGTAGCTTGTGCACCATCAATCCCCCGGAATCCTGCCCCGGAACCAGTTCCTCGTCACACTCGATCCCCAGTCGCCTAATCTGGCGGCATGTACCAGACACCACAACTTTGTTCTGCACTCAATCATGCAGCCGCCAGCGATTATCTGCAGGCGGCGCTCTGCTTTGAGCTGCCCCAAGACGGCACCGCCCCCGAGTGGGTGCAGTTGATCCCCGTGGGTGATGTGGTTGGTCGTGATACTCGCAAGTGGATCAATGATGAGCCGGAGTCGGTCATTGCCCAAACACTCAATCAGGTCCGCGACATTCCCCTGGACTGGGAACATTCCACCGAACTGAAAGCCCCCAAAGGCGAACAGGCTCCAGCTGCTGCCTGGTTTAAGGAATACAAAGTTGAAGGTGGCTTTATCTGGGGCCGTCTGGACTGGAAAGAGAAAGGCCGCAACTCTGTTGAGTCTGGTGAATACCGTTACATCTCCCCCGTCTTTGACTTCACCAAGCTCGACGGGCGCATCTATCGCATTACCTCTGTTGGTCTGACCAATCGGCCTAACCTCTATTTGAACGCCCTTAACCGGGAGGGCACCCCCCACTCATCAAGCCCCGGCAATCAAAAGGAGCATTCCACTATGACGTATGAAGAACTGATGGCGCTGTTACGCACGGGCTTGGGATTAGACACCAATGCCGATCACCAGGTGGCGCTGAATTCAATTGCTACCCTGCGCGGTGATCTGGCTACTGCAATGAATCAGGCACAGACCCCCAGCCTGGAGCGCTTCGTTCCGCGTGCGGATTACGACAAGGTCGTCGAGCGCGCTACCAATGCAGAGCAAGCCTTGAAGGATGATCAAGATAGCAAGAAGCAAGAGGCTATCGAGACCGCCGTCAACGGTGCGCTGGAAGCGGGCAAGATTCACCCCGACTCGAAGGACTACCACACCGCGGCCTGTCAGCAGGAAGGTGGCCTGGAGAAGTTCGAGAAGTTTGTTGCCTCTGCCCCGGTGATCGTTGGTGACTCCGGCCTGGACAAGAAGAAGGCGGACGCGGACAAGGGCACGGCACTGAACGCCGAGGAGCAGAGTATGGCCGAGATGTTCGGTAACTCTGCTGAAGACATTCACAAGTACGGCCAGTAAGCGGCCTGTCATATCTATATAAGAAAGGAGACACGACATGCCCTTAACCGCAGATCGTAACACCCCCATGAAGGACGGCGAGATCATCCCCGTTGCTCTGGCCGCAGGCGCGAAGGTTTACGCCGGTGGTATTGCCGTGGCCAACGCCACCGGCTACGGCGCACCCGGCTCGGTGGCCACCACCCTGACCTACCTGGGCCGCTTCGAAGAGCAGGTAGACAACAGCGCCGGTATTGATGGTGCCAAGTCGGCGCTGGTCCGTCGCGGCAAGGCCTTCAAGTTCAAAAACGAGGCCGCCGACCTGGTCACTCAGGCCAGCCTGGGCAAGGTCTGCTACATCGTCGACGACGAAACCGTGGCCCTGACCGATGGTGTGGGTACCCGTTCCGCCGCCGGTGTGGTGGTCGGTATCGATTCAGACGGCGTCTGGGTTCAGTAAGTACTCTTTAAACCGCGATTAACTCAGGAGTTAATTCCATGAAAATGTTTACCACGTTAATACTGGCTGTAATGGTGGCGCTGTTTGCGGTACCGGCAATGGCCGCCGATGCACTGGCCGCCGTGCCTAGTTTCAATGCTCAAGACATGGGTCTTATCGGTGTCGGTTTCGCTGGCATGATTGTTAATAAAGACAGTCTGTCGACCCTCTTTATTAATTTGAAGACCACCTTTAACAAGGCCTTCGATGCTACCGAATCCATGTGGACGAAGATCGCCATGTTGGTGCCCTCCGGCAGTAGCCAAAACGATTACAAATGGCTGAGCAACTTCCCGCAGATGCGCAAGTGGATCGGCGAGAAAAATGTTAAGTCACTGGAAGGCTTTAGCTACACCATTGTCAACGATGACTGGGAAGCGACCGTCGAGGTGGACCGCAACGACATCGAGGACGACAACCTCGGCATCTACGCGCCACAGGCACAGATGGCCGGTTACTCCTCCAAGCAGCTGCCCGATGAGATCGTGATCGAGCTGGTAAACAATGGCCATGCCAACCTGTGTTACGACGGCCAGAACTTCTTCGATACGGATCACCCCGTTGCCGGTGCCAGCGTATCGAACAAAGGTGCCGTGGCGCTCAGCATTGCGACTCTCGCCGCCGCCAAGGCCAGTTATGGTCTCACCCGTACCAAGATGAAACAGTTCAAGGACGACGAAGGCCGCCCATTGAACATCAACCCCAACATTCTGTTGGTCGGCCCCGCGCTGGCGGATGACGCGAGATCATTGATGACCAATGATCGCCTGGAAGATGGCAAGCCGAACCCTTACAAGGGTACTGCTGAAGTTGTGGAGGATTCACGCATCACCTCTGACACCGCCTGGTATCTGCTGGATACGCGCAAGCCGGTGAAGCCTTTCATCTACCAGGAACGCAAGAAGCCCACGTTCGTATCCCAGACCGATATGGAAGCGGACAACGTCTTCAAGCGTAAGAAATTCCTGTTTGGTGCCGAGGCCCGTGCCGCTGGCGGCTACGGTTTCTGGCAGTTGGCCTATAAGGGCAACGACTAAGAATAACCCGCTGACGACTGCGATGTGATGTCGCAACAGTAAGCCCCGGGAAGACGTTGGATCTTCCCGGGGGGATTAAGCAAAGGCTAGGAGATACGACATGGCAAAGAACAACACCGGCAACCAGCAGGGTAAGACGGAGACCAAGGCAAATACAAAAGAAGTCGATGGCGTCTTCGTGAAGTGCATTCGTGGCAAGGGTTCATTCCGCCGCGCTGGTTTCAAGTTTGATGAGACCGGTTTCGGCATCGCACTGGATGCTCTCAGCGAAGAGCAGCTGCAAGCGCTGAATGATGAGCCCATGCTGGTCGTTGAGGAATGCAAAGTCACCATCACCATCAAAGACGGCGAGTAAGCACCCATGCCATACGCCACCGCCCAGGACATCATCGACCGCTACGGTAACGACCAGCTTCTGCTGGTCGCTGACCGTGACGAT